GTATAAACATTGATTATCAACCTATGCATGAAGTGGATATCTATTGTAAAAAAATCTTTGATTATTCATTGGAGAAGGTATATGAATAAGATTGCTATTAAGGACTGTGATATTATATTTTTAAGTTATGACGAGCCCAACTGCGAAAAAAATTATGCAGCACTTAAACAAATAGTGCCTTGGGCCAAGCGAGTGCATGGTGTAGAAGGATCAGACACAGCACACAAAGCCTGTGCTGAACTGTCTCACACAGAATATTTTTTAACAGTGGATGGGGACACTCAAATTAATCCAAAGATATTAGATGTGGTATTGGATTTAGAATCAATGGGCATGGACTCCAGTTGGATATTCAGTTGGAGTGGTCATATTAATGTGAATGGACTCAAATATGGCAATGGCAGTTTGAAACTTTGGACAAGAACATTTGTTAAAGAGATGAAAACCCATGAAAATTACACAGGTAATGACAGTAATGAAGTAGAATTTTGTTATTTCAATAAACTATATCAATTCAATGAAAACTACAGCACCAGTTATATCAATGGTTCTCCCAAACAGGCCTGGAGAGCAGGGTTTAGAGAAGGAGTTAAGATGAGCATCAATAAAAATTTAAGAATCAAAGACCTCAAAGACATATGGTGGCAGAACTATCACAGATTATTGATATGGATGACTGTGGGTCAGGATGTAGAAAACGGCATTTGGGCCATAGCTGGTGCTAGAGAAGGCTGCTATAGGACACTATGTACGCCATGGCACTTTAAAGAAGTGAGAGATTTTAAAATATTAGATCAGATGTGGGGCAGTGTGAGCAATAATGACAAGTGTAATATAGAAGATGCCAAAAAATTATGCTTATTGTATGGAGAAAAAATTAAAAAACAACATCAAATGAACTTTCCCGTTGAACCATTGGATGCTCAAGCAAGTGAATTTTTTAAAAACTTGTATGTGAATACACCTAGAACTATTAGAAAGACCATATAATGTACGATATTTTTTTTATCAGTTACAATGAATCCAGTGCTGAACAAAATTATAGGCAGTTGAAACAAAGATTTGCTATATCACAGAGAGTGCATGGAGTGAGAGGCATACAACAGGCACATATTGCTGCAGCCACGCTGGCTTTGACCAAGATGTTTTGGGTGGTTGATGCAGATGCACTGGTAGAACCAAGTTTTTGTTTTGACTATGCACCAGACCAATACAATCAAGAGGTGGTGCATGTGTGGAGAAGCAAAAATCCTATCAACGAATTAGAATATGGATATGGAGGAGTAAAATTGTTGCCCAAAAGACTCACCATGCAGATGAACGTTAACAGCATAGACATGACCACCAGCATCACAGATAGATTCAAAGCCATACCAGAAATTTCCAACGTCACTGCCTTCAACACAGATCCTTTTGCTTCTTGGAAAAGTGCTTTTAGAGAGTGTGTCAAGCTCAGCAGCAAAGTGATTGATCGTCAGGTGGACAAAGAAACTGAAAAAAGACTCAATGTATGGTGCACTGTTGGAGCAGATCAACCTTATGGGGAGTATGCCATAGCAGGAGCATTGGCAGGCAGAGTGTATGGAACGCAACATCAATTGGATCCGCAAGCACTGAGAATGATCAACAACTTTGAATGGTTAAAATTGACTTTTGTGGGACAATTTCCTCACATGGAGAAAGAAATTTTATGATAGACACCAACATTCCATTTGATCGCATCACAAACTTTGGACAACGCACCATGTTGCACAGCAAATTATTTTCTGTGAGCTGGATACTAGCAAGATTTTGCAACTATGATTGCTCATACTGTTGGCCTTATGCCAAGAGCAAGCAAAAAGACCACAGACCACTGGCTGTCTACACAGCAGTGGTGGATGAAATCAAACGACAGGCTAGACAGAATGGATTCACAGACTATCATTTCAGTTTTTCAGGCGGAGAACCCACTGCCTACAAAGATTTTTTACAGTTGATCAAACACTACAGTGCTGATACTGCTCCAGAATATCAGAGTATTCACATGACCACCAACCTTAGTCCTTCGGAAAAATGGTGGCATCGATGGTTGGAAGCTACAAAGTCATTGAACCGTCGCAGCATCACTGCCAGTTTTCATGCAGAATTTTCAGACGAACAAAAATTTGGAGATAAAATATTGCTGTTGATGAAGAACAATGTGTTTGTCACAATCAATCAAGTGATGGTGCCCAATAGATTTGAAGAATACTATGACAGATGTGCTAGATTCCATTCCAGAGGCATCAACGTCACGCTGAAACCACAGAGTGATCCCACTGCCAGTCATGTGGTAGAGGGTTACAGTGCTGCACAATTGAACACATTGCAGACAGGATTTCCACAACGCATACAGGAAGGTGAAAAATACAAGGATCTATTTCAAATCGAAATGCAAGACGCACAAGGCAATAAGTACTATCTAGATCAGGCAGAGCGATTTAATGCTTTTGGTTTCAACAAGTTTCAAGGCTGGTACTGTAATGCTGGATATCAAAGTTGTATCATTAGAGAGCCAGGCGGAGAAATCAAACGCAGTTACAGTTGCCATGATGAGCCACTGGGCAGTATAGAACAAGGGTTTAAACTGTTTGATAAACCAAAAATTTGTGTGACTCCCACTTGTGTGAGTTCTGCAGATAGCAAAATACCTAAGGCTCGACATGTATAGATATGAAGACATAAGAGATATTCACTTGGAAATAACCAGCAAGTGTCAGGCCAAATGTCCTATGTGTCCTAGAAGAATCAATGGAGGTCCTTTGAATCCGTTTATCAAGTTGGAAGAGATCACTGTGGCACAATTTAAACAATGGTTCACAGAAAAATTTGTAAAACAATTACACAGTTTGTTCATGTGTGGTAATTTGGGAGATCCTATAGTGTCCAAAGACACTTTGGAAATTTACCAGTATCTTAGAGACACTAATCCTTACATTAGATTGGCCATGCACACCAACGGCAGTGCTAGAGACACTGACTGGTGGAAGAGACTGGCACAATTAAAGGTAAAAGTTACATTTGGATTGGATGGTTTGAAAGATACCAATCACTTGTACAGGATCAGCACAGATTTTGACAAGATCATGCAGAATGCTGAGGCATTTATCGCAGCAGGGGGAGTGGCCAAATGGCACATGTTGGTGTTTGCTCACAACGAACATCAAATTGAACAAGCAAGAGCTATGAGCAAACAAATGGGCTTTGCAGATTTCAGTATCAAGCACACTAGTAGATTCAAAACAGATTTTCATCAAGTGTTGGATGAACAAGGTAGACCCACACATAAGATTGCTCCCACTCAAACCAGTTTTGATATGATTCCATTGATTGAACAATCACAAAAAGAAGTAAGACCACACATAGTGTGTAAAGCACAAAAGCACAAACAGATATATGTGAGTGCTTGTGGTAATGTGTCGCCTTGCTGTTGGTTGGATATGGAATGGATTCCCCCTATGCAAGAATCAAGAATAGATTACATGGAAAAAATTTCGCAATTTCCTAACTTACATCGTCAAACGCTGGAGGAAATATTTGATAGTGGCTATTTTAGTAAGATCGAATCCCAATGGGGCACAGTGGGATTGAAAGAATGCACCAAACAATGTGGTTCATTTGATAAACTGGGAGCGCAATTTGTTGAAAATTAATATACAAGACGTTTTATTTTGGATGGATGCTATCAGACAGTCTGATGATAGATATCGCACACTGGAAAGTTTCTGGAAAGGTCAAATCAACAGCAAAGTATGGTTGATTGAACAATTAAAAAAATTACCCAGAGCACACAGCATGGACATTTTAATCTGTGGCGGATGGTATGGTGTGATGGCCACACTGTTGTTCAACAGTGATCTGTATGTGAACAAGATTACCAGCATAGACATAGACCATAAATGTAAAAGCATTGCTCATACCATGAACAAACAGTATGAAATTTCAGGCAAGTTCAATGCCATTACTGCCAATATGCTTTCATACAAAGATTATGATCGTTATGACATGATTATCAACACAGTGTGCGAACATCTCACCCAAGAACAATACAATGAATGGCTCAAATTGATACCTAATGATAAAATTATAGTGTTGCAAAGCAATGACTATGTGATTCCTGAACATGTGAATCCTATGAAAGATTTAAATCAGTTTGTTGCACAAAGTAAATTGTATCCTATAGTAGAACCCAGTGAATTACAAACAGAGAAATACAAAAGATTTATGATTGTAGGAAAGAAAAATGAAAAATA